GCAAAGATGGGAAAAATAACAGAAACGAGATGGGGTAATTATAATGTTTTATCAGAAGTCAGAGATAATAAAATTTATAAAACTAAATTAGGAAAAGTTATCGCCTTTGAGTCTTCTCCATTTGAAGACTTGCCTTCAAAAAACTATATGAAGTATGTAGTTAAATGCCATTTACGAAAAAAATAGTAGTAGTTGGATATTGCAAAGATGGGAAAAATAACAGAAACGAGATGGGGTAATTATAATGTTTTATCAGAAGGCAGAGATTATAAAATTAAAACTTTATATATTGAACCTGGTAAATCTTTAAGCGACCAGCGACATTTTAAAAGGAGTGAACATTGGTTTATACTAGAAGGTGAATTATCTATTAACGGTAATCTGTATCATAAAAATGATTTTATTAACATACCAGTTGAAAATTGGCATTTAGCAGCTAATATTACTAATAAGCCATGTGTAGTATGCGAAGTACAATATGGTAGTGAATGTGTAGAGGATGATATAGAGCGCAGATAATGAAAAAAATAGATTGACATTTGGTAATATTATGATAAGATATATACTATGATTATTTTAGATTATAGCGCAATAGCAATGGCAGCATTTTTCGCTCGTGGATCATCTTCTGAAGAAGGTATGTTACGACATTTTATTCTTAATTCAATTAGAATGCATAATGTAAAACATCGCCATAAATATGGTAAGATGGTAATCGCTTGTGATTCTAGTTCTTGGAGAAAAGACGCATATCCTCAATACAAGGCAAATCGAAAGAAAGGCCGAGAAAAAAGCGATGTTGATTGGGATTCAGTATTTAATACATTTCATAAGGTAAAAGAAGAACTAAAAGAAAACTTTCCTTATTATGTTCTTACTATTGACAAAGCAGAAGCAGACGATATTATTGGAGCTTTAGTTGAAGAAACTCAAGAGTTTGGAAAGCATGAGCCGGTAATGATTATTTCGTCAGACAAAGACTTTATTCAACTTCACAAATATAACAATGTTGAGCAATGGTCACCTATTACTAAAAAATACATTAAACATGAAAACCCTTATCAATATTTATTTGAGCATATCTTCAAAGGTGATAGTTCGGATGGTGTACCTAATGTTCTCAGTGATGATGATACCTTTACTTCTGATGGTAAACGACAAAGTCCACTTACACAGAAGAAAATCAATCTCTGGTTGCAAAACCTTGACGACCTTCAATCTGTAATGAAAGAGGTTGAGTACAGAAATTACCAAAGAAACAAAACGGTAATTGACCTTAGTGAAATGCCAAAAAATGTACGTGAAGATATTTTAGATAAATATAATAATTACAATATGAGTAAGCTACAAAGTTCAAAGGTGCTAAACTTTTTAGTTAAAAACAGAATGAGCAACTTAATTGAATCAGCCCAGGAGTTCCTATGATAAACCAAAAATTACCACACGAAGTTTTCGAACAATGTGAAAAAATTCGTTATAAAAAAGATCGACAAGAGTATCTTGAAAAACACGGCAATACATTCTCAGTACGAACTGTATTACAATTAAATTTTGATGATAACATCAAATTAGATTTACCAGAAGGTAAACCACCATATAAAGAAGATGATGCTCCAACCGGAATGCAACTTCAGTCAATAGATAAAGCTTTAAAAATGCTAGGTTATCTTGTACCTGATAGTGGATATGATAAAGTAAAGAAAGAAGTAATGTTTATTCAAATGTTAGAAAGTATTACAAAGCAAGACGCTGCGATTATTGTTGCGGCAAAAGACAGTAAACTTCAAGATTTATATTCAAAGATAACAATCAACTTAGTTCAAGATTCATTTCCAAAGTTATTTCCAGTAAATGAGTAATAGTATTATATACAATATTGATAACTCAGGTATTGGAGTTTTCGATGGCTTTATACCAGATGACATATGTGATTATTATGTTGACTTTTATAAAAAATCGATAGATGCTGGTATGGGTTGGACTCAATCAGCATCTGACGATAATAGAATAACGGTTTGGCCACCTGAATCTTCTGAGGTGTCTTGTCAATCTACATTAAAGAATATTCAAGAATCAATAATGAAAAATGTTTATCCTTTATATGCAGATAAAATGAAAGCTTTAAAGGATTATGAGTGGTCAATTTGTCAAGCAAAAATTCAAAAAACGGAACCTAGTGAAGGATATCACCATTGGCATACAGAAGCCTCTGCTATAAAAAATATGGTCAGACTTTTTGTTATTCAGGTATATTTGAATGATGTTGAAGAAGGTGGAGAAACTGAATTTCTAGTTCAATCTAAAAGAGTGGCGCCTAAGAAAGGTAGAGTCGTTATATTTCCAACAACATATACTCATTATCACAGAGGAAATCCACCCTTGTCAGGTGATAAGTATATCTTAAATATGTGGGCGCAATACGTCTAATGAATATATTTGTTCTAAATATTGCTCCAAAAGTTGCTGCGATAGAACATTGCGACAAACATGTAGTAAAGATGATTGTGGAGTCGGCTCAAATGCTATCGACCGCTCATCGAATTCTTGATGGTAAAGAATCAAGAAGACCTTCAGTATCTGGTAAGACAATGTCACGATATTGGGAGTTGCCTGATGAAAGAGAAGACACCTTCTATAAAGCTGTCCACATGAAACATCCTTGTACGATATGGACTATGGAAAGTATAGAAAACTATCGTTGGCATTGGAAACTATTCAATGCTCTTTGTGATGAATATACTTATCGATATGGTAAGGTGCATAAAACAGATTCACTTCTACGCAAAGACCTTTTTTGGGGACCTGCTAATATTTCAAATGATGGTCTAACCCCATTTAGGTTAGCTATGGGGTCAAATCCAGAGTGTATGTTTGATGATCCTGTTGAGTCATATAGAGCTTTTTATAGGACAAAACAGGAAAGATTCTCTATGACCTGGAAAAAAAGACCCACTCCAGCCTGGTTTTAGTGTTTTCAAAGAGCCCCATTCTCTAAATAATACTTTAGGGGATTAGTATTATGGCTCGTAAGAAAAAAGAAACTGAAGACAAAGAGCTAACTTTAGAAGAGGCGCAAAACGTCATTCGGAGATTAGCTCATCCGAAACATGTCAACCAAGAAGAAAAGCTGCTCAAAGATGCAGCTGCGGTTGTTCTTAAAGAGACACAACCTGAGTTTGAATTTGGTGACGAAGAGGATGAAGATGTCAACATAGACTCAGCTAACGCAGCCGATACTACCTCTGAATTAACAAAACCACCTGGATTCCTAGAGCAGCTTGGCACTCAAGTCGCTGCTATTGGACCAGCTGGCGTTATTGCACTCAGTTCAGCTGCTTATTTTCAAATCGACACTGTCGTAGAAGAAACTAGGGTGGTACAACAAGTAGCAGAAGAAAAGTGGGAAGAAGTTAAATTCGAACATCCGAATATTAACTGGGATGATCCGTTAGCCGGATTTACTACCATACTTGGTATGGGTGATATTGAGATTGATCTTGATCCACCTGAGCCCACCACTCAACCAGAACCAAAGGTAACAAATGAACCTTCAACATTACCTAAGGGAACAGAACCGGACGGAGAAGAAACTCCAACGGAAGAAGTTTCTGAAGAACCCGTTGAGGCCTCTGATAAGTCTGATACAAAGAATGAAGATTCGAATGAGGAAGTAGAAGAGGCAGAAAAAGAAGAACCTAAGAAAAAGAAAAAAGGTTTCTTCTCGAAACTTTTAAGTGGCGACGATGAAGAAGAGGCTGAAGAGGCCGAAGAAGAATCAGAACCCGAGCCAGAAGCTGAAGCTGAAGAGCCAAAAGCTGAAGAAGAATCTAACGAACCTGAGCCCGAAGCCGAGGAACAGGTTGAAGAAAAACCCAAAAAGAAATCTGGTGGATTGTTTAGCGCCCTATTCGGCGGAGGCGATGATGAAGAATCCGAAGAGCCAGAAGAACCAGGAGAACCCACACAAGATGACCAAATACCAGAAGAGCAAGAAGATGAAACGACAGTTGATGAGCCACAGACTGAAGAAGTGGCTGAAACGACGACAGACGATTCAAATGAAAACTCGAATGGCGGCGTAAAGAAATCTGGTGGTGGTGGTCTCCTTGCATTATTTGGAATTAATTCAAGCGAAGAGGAGGTGGTCGAAGAAAGTGAAATATCTGCTGATGAAGAACCTGCAATTGAGATTGCGGAAGTCGATTCAGATTCGGAGGCCCCACCCATTTCTACTGACGCTGAGGTCGAAGTAGATGATATATCTATTGATGAAATAGACGACATTAAACCTCATACAATGGTAGCAGAAACAGAAATAGAAGTAGCACCTGAAGTAGAAGTAGAAGTAGCGGAAATAAATATTGCTGATGTTTTAGTAAATGCTGACGTAGTAATTGATGATATCGAAATAGCCGTAAATGTAGAAGATGTTGTTCAAATAGACGATGTAGTTGAAGAAATAGTTCAAGAGGAAGTTATTGAGATGGTACTTACACCTATCGAAGGAACACCTGGTACAATTATAGTCTCACCCGCGGGTCCTGCAAGTGATATAAACTTCGCTGATATATTTGGCCCAAGTGCTCCAGGGTATGACATGGGAGATAAAGATGCAACACCAATTTGAGGAAATACTATGATACAATATATAATTCAACAATGTAAAGGAAATTTAATTGAGATAGCGATCGCAACGATTGGTATCTTATCAATGTTAACACTACTCATACCTAAAGACTCTTGGCTTGGTAAAGGATTGGGAATCTTTGGCCAAATCTTTGGATTTATGGGTAAACTAATAGGGAAAAAATAAACATGGAATATATAACAACAGCAATCGATTGGGTAAAAGCCAATAAAAAGAAAACAGTGGTTGGCCTTGTGGTCATATTAGTCGTACTAAACTTACTAGGTGTCATTGGCGGCGAAGCTGCTGCAGTAGTAGGAGAGTAATATTATGTATAAGTGGTTAGGACTATCTTTATTACTCGCTACTCCGGCATTTGCCAGTATTAGCATACTAGGACCACTCAGTGGTACAACCCCCAACTATTCTTACTATGACCTAGACGTCGTTCTAGAATCTGACCAATATGTTGAAGGTTTTAGTGGAGCGGAAGTGTCAGAGAATGAGCCGCCACAAAATGGAGCAGAAAATAGTACAGTCCGTACATATTACGAGTACATATACATGACACCTGATAGTGCAGGCGATGATTTTCGTTTCTCTAATTACTCAAGTTCATTACAAGGATCAGCTGGTTCGACAATCGATACACAAGTATTGTTGTATGATACTGACGATTTTGATGTAAGCAATGTTATAATTAATATACCAGACATCTTTAACTCATCATCAACATTTGGATTTGGTGGAGGCCAAAGTCTTAATAGCGGACAAGGAACCGGTACAGGCGAAGGCGCATTCGACGGTCTATTCGACTTAGAAGAAAAAGAATATCTAGTGGTATTTACTTCTTTTCAAGCCGATGCACTTGGCTCAATGGATATTGAGATCAATGGACCAAGCGATCTATATTTTAGTACAGTGCCTGAACCATCAACCTATGCGCTAATGCTAGCGTTTGGTGCATTTTTATATGTAGCAATAAAGAGTAGAACGGTTTAAATTATGAAATTTTTGTTATGTACATTATTGTTAGTGATATCATCTATCGCCTACGGACTAGGAGGCATTAAGTTTACATCGTTCACTAGAATATTCTATGATGACAATGTGTTTATGCGCGCAGCTGGTACTCCTAACCAAACCAACACTCTTTATTATAGTCAATCATTAGGAATAGAAGGTAAGTTCTTTAAAGATTTAATTAATCTAAAGGCTCAGCCAGAAATACGATATAGAGCAGTCGATGGTAAAACTCTTATCTTTGGCAATGCTGCGTTAAAAAGTAAATGGGAAATAACACCAAAGCTTGTACTCGATTCGGCAAACAACTTTACTCATTCAGAAAGAGAGCCAAGTGACATTGATGACAATATTGATGTAACATACTTTATGAATAAGAGTTCGTATGAACTAGCATGGCAACCTCGATATCTCTTAAAACTTAAAGGCGGTTATGAAAGCTATGTAAAGAGGTGGTCTGATAACCTACCTGTTGGAAGCGGGACCGAATTAACTAATGGAGACTTTACTAAAAATACATATTCGTTTATTGCAGAGCAAATCCTTGGTAAACGTTTCATATTAGAGTTAGTAGGTAAGAAATCATTTTTAGAATATAACGGAACTCGTGGAGCAATTGATACTGATACATATTATGCGCAATTCTCTTATGTAATGAATCCGTCAACCATCATTAAAATAAACTATGGTGGAATTAATGCATTAATAAAAGACCAGGCTGGAGACTATACTAAGTATACAACACCCACATATGGCGCCAACATAACATACTTTACCGAAAGAGGTACTATCATTGGATTAAACAGCGTATACGAAGTAATGGATTCGTCTGTGGCATATTGGAATATGAAAGAGAATTTGAAAACAT